TTTCTAACATAATAATTAAAATACCAGGGCTTTTTTATTAATAATTAAACTAAAATTACGAAAAAATATATACTTGGTAGTACAAACGTAGTACAAAATTATGTATTGCAAGTACTTAAAAATTAGATCTAAAAATTATAAAAAATATTATTATTGTTCTCTTAAAAAAGGCGAAGTTGTTTTATCAAAATGTGCAGTCTGCAGTTTAAAAGAATATAAGGTTGCTAAACCCCTCAAAACAACCTCAAAGAAGCAACGCAAGGCTGAAAACAAAAGATATAGTATAATTTATCAAGATTTATTAAAATGCGCTTCCTGTGGTTCCTCTCGAGGTCACATAGATAAGAACGAGGTTTTCGAGGGGAAAAATAGACAAAACTCTATGAAATACGGAATGATAGTTCCTCTTTGTAGAGAATGTCACGACAGATTTCATAACGATAGAGAATTTAACTTAAAGTGGAAAAGGTTATTTCAGGAAGAGTTTGAGAAAACTAATTCTAGAGAAAAATTTATAGAGATTTTTAAAATCAATTATTTAGATTAAGGCATAAAAAAAGAAGACCAGGTTTCCCCAGTCTAATATCTTTTTAAATACTTTTCTTTTATTAAAGGTTCCCCTTTGGCGTTTTTATCGTGTTCGTGAGCTTTATAAAACTCGTCTAGAAGAAAATCCATTATTTGTCTCTGCTCCTGAGTGGGCGGAGTTTTTTGTTTGTTTATGAGTTTGAGAAGTTGATTAATTGCATAATATAATTTATCCTCTTTACTTTCGATAAGGTGCAAATACTGGTGGCTTGTTCTAGTAAGCAATGCACCGTTATCTATAGTCTTCTTCCCTCCAAACTCGCGTTTATCTATATGGTGGTATGTTATTGGGTTCTCTCTAGTGATTTTAAAATTTAGCCAATCTAGGTCTAATGGTTTATATATGATTATGAGTTCTCTGGTCACAAAATCCATTTATTAACCTCTACTTTTTAAACGTTTTTGCTTTTGATAAACAAGCGCTACCAAACAAGCCGTCTTGTGCTATTTTAACTTCTCTTTGGAAATTCTTTACTGCTTTATATGTGGCTTTACCATAATATCCGTCAACAGCCAGTTTTGAACCAATAGCCCAATTTAAGAATCTTTGTACATTTTTAACTTGCGTACCACTATCATAATATTTTTTCGGAGTTTTTGGATTATAATAAAAATACCCTCTTGCTGGTAGTTTAGGAAATGTTCCCGAATATGTTTTTTTTGTAGTTGAACTAGGAAATTTAACTTGACAATACCCAGCTATATTGCTTGTGCCATAAGTATAACTTCTTCTAGCCACGCTATCGCCACTATTACCTTCTATTGTATGCACCACATTGTTGCTAAAAGATTCTACTATACCTGTATGACTAGCGTTTTTAAATATAACCAAGTCGCCCTTTTTAGGAGTGTATCCACTTGTGTGATATAAGCCCCTTGCTTTATACCAATCTCTTAAAGTACCAACGTTGTTACATTTTGGTATCAAAGTGTTTAACACGCCTATTTGATTAGCACACCAGCATTCAAAAACGACGCACCAAGCATACTGACTTGTACCCGATGCCCCGTTAACTGTTCTACCATAATACCACGTGTTATACTTAACGTTATTAACCCCTGATTCTTTGATTCCGACCTGGCTTTTAGCTATATTAACAAATTCTGTTCTTTTACTCATTTTTATCACTTCCTTGTTTTTCGTTATTGAGTTTGTTTTCTATTTTTTCTGGTAGTGCTATACCAAGTTTTTTGCAATTCTCGGCTATACTAACAAGCTCCATATATGTTACATAAATAGCAATAAAAAAGCCTATACCTTTAACCCCAAAAGCCTCAGATATAAGCATTCCTACGCAGATATAAACCAGTTCAGCTAGTTTTTTTCCAAGCCCGTCGCGCATTTTCTTACTGGACACTTCTTTCTTTTCCCATGCGTTGTAATATCCTGTAATAATATCTAGAACCATTAAAATACATGGCAACACGATAGCCCAGAATGCGTGTGTGAATTGTAAATCTTCTAATATTTCCATATTGCCTCCTATCTAAGTCTAACGATTTGTACTTTTCCACCGTTAAACGCCCAAATACTAGTTGTTGAACTTTTAATATTAAAATTAATTACATCATTTTTTGCAAAAGAAGAAACCGCACTAAATGAAACACTAACTGTATATGCGTTTTGATTAATAACAAATGGCATATATATTATAGCTGCACTATTGTTTTTTCTAATCCAGAAAGTCAAATCTCTGCTTGAAGCACCATACAAATTTGGTTGTCCATACCCAGTTATTAAATACAATCCGTCTTCTGGTATTGTATAACTTGTTATTGATGTTTCTGCATCTGAATTGTTTGCGGAAATTGCTGGTAATAGAATATCTGTTTTACCGCTGTTAATTCGATTTATATAATTGGCACTATATCCGTCAGTTGTGCTTTCACTATAACTATCAACAATTTGTGCTTGTACCGGTGTTGTTTGGCTTGCTTTAATAATATAATTTACTACTATATATGGTTGCAAATTGCTATGAGGCGTATTAGAACCACCAGAATTTATTATTATGTTATCTATTTGCCCTTCATTTACACCGTTATAACCATAATTCAAACTATAACCGGGTGTATGTGAGCCTGAATCTAGTGTTATTGCTGCACCAGAATTAGCCCATTTTAACCCTTTTAAATTATAATTTGGTAATTCTGATTGTGTAAGAGTGTGTTTCTTTTCTCCACCTGTTTCCCCAAGCGTATCAAAATCTGTGTCGTTGCTGTCCAATCCTACTGGAACTTTTCCTTTTAAGTTAGGCAAATTGAAGGTTGTTGAACCGTCTCCTGCACCAAATGTTGTACCTATAACATCAAATAACCCCGCGTATGTTGTTCTACTTATTGCCGAACCGTCACAGAATAAATATCCTGTTGGTAGTGTGCTTCCTGAAAAAGGCAAAATTGTACCCACTTTTAAAGTTTCTCCACCAGCTAATGAAATATCTCCGTTGCCGAGTATAGAATTGCCGTTTATTGTTTTTATATTTGTTCCACTTACTAACGCATCTTGTTTAGAAGAATCATGATAAGAACTATCTATAAATCCGCTATCATTGGTTAAATCGCTTGTAGCTGTCGGGATTGTCGGTTTGTTGGTTAAATCGTCATAATCCCCGCTAAAAGTACTTTTATTATTCCAATTAGATATATCGCTTGAAGTTATTCCTGAAGCAGCACTTGCGCTAAAAACTGGATCTGTTTCCGTATATGAACTTATGAATCCACTATCGTTAGTTAAATCACTTACTTTAGTAGGTATACTAGGTTTATTCGTTAAGTCATCATAGTCGCCGCTAAAGCTTGTCTTGGAATTCCAGTTACTTATATCAGTCGAAGATATATTTGCTGCAGCAGATGCACTAAATACAGGATCAGTTTCGGTGTACGAAGTTATAAATCCTGAATCGTTAGTTAAATCAGACGTCTTGCTAGGTATAGTTGGTTTGTTAGTTAGGTCTGTATAAGAACCACTAAAATCCGATTTGTTATTCCAATTACTAATATCAGAACTTGTTATTCCGTGTGCTGCACTGGCCGAGAACACAGGATCGGTTTCAGTATAGGAACTAATAAAGCCTGAGTCATTGGTTAAATCTGAGACTTTAGTTGGTATATCACTCGAATTTGCTTTATTATTAAGCGCTGAGTTTATAACTTTGTTTTGTACTGGGTTTTCGCTAGTAGAAGATAGAGCTGAATCAACAGCTACGCTTCCACCAGAGCCACTTATGTTTATGTTTCCGCTTCCTAGTATAGATGTCCCGTTTATAGTTTTTATATTTGTTCCACTTACTAACGCATCTTGCTTGCCGTTTGCTAAATTATAGGCTTGTCTAACAGCGCTTGAGGTTGCGGCTTCGGTTGTGCTTGTTGAAGAAACGCTGCTGCTAAGTTTTGTCTCTCCGTAATTAGTGGTGGTTGCGCGCAATCCTGCAATAGCTCTAACTGCACTTCCGTCCCAATAGAAAGTTACTATATCTCCTGCACCCCAAGCGCCCGACTGCAATTTATTGTTGGTGTCTCGGTCATATATATCAAATGAGG